TGTTAAATCTGTCGGTGCAATTCCTTTAATTGCACTTGTAATAGCAGTTTGAACATCACTAGCTTTTTCAAAGGTCGAAAAATCTGGAAGTCCTAGTACAGCTTGTGCATGTGTTTGTGGATAGAATTTTGCTCCATCCTTAGACAATTGAAGAATGTCAGTCATTAATCTCTCCTACTTTCTTATACTCAAATCGTTGGTCAATTGGAATGTTAAACCCATCAATTTGAGCTTTAATTTGTTGTATTTTTTCGAGCCAATCAGCTTTTGTAGATTCCAAAAGATTATTAATGCTCTCAATACCTGGAATATAATTTATTGAAGTACCATCTAGCTGTGTGCTAGGGATGATTGAAATATCAAAACTACAGGTAGTGATCTGATTATTAATCATGAAATAGGCATCCTGAATCTTGCCAACAGAATCAGTTAAATGTTTGCTAATAGGATAATCAATAACATTCCCATTTACATTTACTGGATCATTACAAATAATTGTTCCATCAGGCTTTTTTGCCTCGAATGTTGCAAAATCTATTTCAAGATTAGGGTAGCCATCATTAGAAATAGAAGCTTCGATAATCACATCATTTTCACCTTGTCTCAAGATGATTGGATCATTATCAATAGTGACATTTTTACGAATATCAAGACTAATCTTTGCTATTTTTGTCATCTATTAAGCCCCCATTTCGTTATTCATTCCTTGTAACTTATTTCTAATGGACGTGTTCATAGTTTGACTAACGTCAACTTCGCCATCTTTAAGCATTTGTGAAATTAATTTTTGGGCATTACTAGCAGTCAAAACATCACTGGCTTTAATTTGGCTTTGCAAATCTGAGAGGGCTTGAACATTAATCTGATTTTTAGACTTTAAATCTTCAATTTGAGACTTGGCATCCGCCATTTGTTCTTGTATATCGTCAATTTTCTTTTTGACAATTGCAACATACAAAGCAACGTAGTAAGCAAGTTGCTTTCTACCAGTCTCGATCAAATCATGAATCATCAGCAAAGCACGTTGAAATTCTGAAATATAGACGGAAAAACGGTGTGGCATAGCATTTTGATTTCCAATGATTTGCAAATCAAAATCTAGTGTAGTAATTGCTCTATCACGATTAACACTTTCAATGATGAAGTGAGCCGACTTAAAATGTCCCTTTGCTTGAGCAATAACTGATTCAGGTTGCCAAGTGATAATCCCTTCTGAAGCCTGAGAAGTTTCAAAGCCAATATCAGAACGAATGTAAGCACCGCTTGCATCTGTTCCTTCAAAACTGATTAGCTTATCTCTTAGCGCATTACCATCACCAACATATCCGCTTAAATCTTCTATATCGGCATTAGGAGTTAGGAAATTAAGTTCAAATTGGTAGTTTCCTGCCAATCCTTGCACCATATAAGCAGGTTGAAATTTGTGTCCCATAAATAGTAATTGTGACCAACCTTCAGGCGTGATGTGGTTACTTTCATCAGTAGAATATTGCGTTGGTAGATATGAGGCTTCAGCTAAATTGGTGCAAAAAAATAGCGCTTGAGTTGTCGGTAAAGCACAATCAACAGCGTTATAATCGAAATTCTCATAGGAACCCGGGAAAATATTATCTTCCATTATTTATCCTCCATTTCATCATCCATTTGGTGTAACTTACCCTTCCAACTGTAAGCATCGCTGATACCATAATCACCAGTGTAATTTGGTGGATAATATCCATTTGGATTTGGATTACTAGGGAATCTTCCTTCGATATTTTTAATTCTAGTTTCTAGATCCCCAAGTTTTTGATCAACTTCCGATTTTTTGGCATAATATTCTGCAATTGATTCAGAAAGTTCATCGCTTATTTGACTTAGCTTATCTGGAGTAAGCTGTTGGAAAAAGTTAACTAGCAGCTGGATGTTTGAATCCTCAACTGCTTGGTTCTTTAATACAGTATTTATAGCGTTCTCGACTTCTTCAATGTTATAAGTAGTTGAATGGAACATCGAAGGGCCGATTTGTTCTTGAGTTAGCCTATCCAAATGTAGTTCATTTCCATCAATTCCTTCTAGCGGAGCAATATCTGGAACGGATAGTTGTGTATCTTTAGTAACGTCTAGCAGTTTATATTTTTGAGCAATGACATTGCCATCATCATCTTTGCCGAGAATTTTTAAAACGTAGCCGCCAGAATCGTCGAAAATCTTTGTGCCTGTATCATCTGTCTTATTTATATGCATTCGATTCAATCGACTGTAATTTACAATTTGCATTGGATCCATTAGCTTCCCTCCTTATTTATTTTATTTATTAAGTCCCATTTCCTTATTCATATCTTGCAGCTTGCTTCTAGTTGACGCATTCATAGCTTGATTAATCTTTGCTTCTTGCTTTTTAAAAGCTTTATTAAGTAGGGCGTTGTTTCGATTTGCAAGACGAATCTTATCAGACATTTCATAATTGATATCACGCTTGGATAGTTTTGAATTATCAAGTGTGACGGTCATAGGGCTATTGTTTGTCAGTGGATTACCACTGATTCCATTTAGTGTAATCATTGTTTTAATTCCGAGAGGTTCAGCATTCAAAAACAACGTATCGCCAATGTTTAAACTGTCATCTTGAGCAGATAAGTTAATAGTCAACTCAACTACTGGTTCGGTTTGCATGACTGAATCAGCATACTTCTTCATAGAATCAACGTCTTTAATTTGATCATTAGTGATATCTTCACCAATGATTAAACCGTGTTCAGAACGTGAAGCTAAGCTGTAGTAAAAGAACGGATCAAAATAATATTTTACTTCGTCCGTATCTGCCTTTGCTGTATCATCGGTGGCTGCGTCATTTGATTTAGGCTCAACATCTATATCACCGTCAAAGTTGATATCATCAGCGCAAACCCATTCGTTTGTGGCAACACGATACCAAGTTTTTCCGCCATACCCATCTGATACGGTTCCATCGATTTTCCATTGACTGCCGTTAGGTAGTGTGCGACCAGAAATTTCATGTTGACCAGAAAATGGAGAATCATAAATTTTGGCAAAAGTTGGTGTGGTAGTAGTTTGATTGTCACCAGTACCAGTGGTTATGTCAGCAGCCTTAATAGTACCTTGACCCCAGACCTGCTCGATAACTTGTTGTTCTGGCTTGACATCACCAGATTTATCAAACGAGAAATATTTCTCGCTTACCCATTCATTTGTGGCAACACGATACCAAACAACACCATCAATTGATATTTGCTTATCAATAGCCCATTTACTACCATTTGGCAATTTTTGGCCGGTTAAGTTATTTCCTACCGGTGAGCTATAAACTGGTGCTCCACCATCTTCCATAGTTGAAATAGTTCCTATGGAATTGCCAGTAGAAGTTGCTGCCAATGTGCTAGATGATCCAGTAGAATCACTAGTTGATGTTCCATCGGCTGTTGAACTGTGAGAATCGTCAACTGTGGCACCATACAGCATAGCTCCATTGACCATTGAAGTGGAGTCTACCGATAACTCAATATCATTAGTATTGTGAGACCAGATGAATTGACGGTTGGTAGGAGTCTTATATGAATTCTGATCATAGATTAAAACCGTTTTTCCATTTGGCAGCCAACGTGCTCCATATGAATCAACGGCTTTTTGAATTGCATCCAAACCAGAGCAGTTACCCCAATCCGTAATATCAATAGTGGGAAAGCTTCCATTAATTTGGTATGAATAGCCTGAATTGTACTGACTATCAAAGATAAATTTCATCATTGAATCAATGGAATAACTTTGGTTGCCCTTGTTAACATTGAATTGTCTAAAATTTTGAACGCCAAAGATTTCATGCGTTGCTGTGACATCTTTAGTAACAAAATCATCCACGTATTTAGATACGCACTGCTTGATTTGATACTTTTGACCGTCAAAAATAATATAGGCATCGTTTTCCAGCAAATCGAATGAAACGCCATTCTTCTTTGTAAGAAACGCTGTAAAAGACAACTGAAATGTCGAATTAATCTGCTTGTCTATTTTAAATGTGCCTTCGTTTAAACACGTCAACCATTCTTCACTCTGGCCATCGAATGATCGAACGTAAATTTTGTGTCCGTTGAAAGCTGGCATTAAAAATAGATGAAATAGAATTCAAAGGCAATATCTGAGTTTGTAAGGCCAGAAATTTCAAACTCGTTATCACCTTTTACTAGTGAAATTGTTCCGTGATTACTATTGATCCCATCAGGTTGACCATTTAAATACGGGTCAACGCCATCAAGAATAAGCTCATCATTTGTACTTAAAACTATGTTATAGGTGAATATTTCGCCAGTAGTTTTATTAGTCAAGGTTGGTGAGCCAGAACCTTTAATGTGGATTTTTAGATAATGATTTTGTCCTAATGGATCAATATCAACTGAACTTGGATTATAAATAGAAAACTTCTCTTCTTTGGATTCATAAGAAATATCTTTATTAGGTATTCCCATTCCATAAGAAAAGAAGTTTTTTTCTTTATCAAAGATTTCTAACGACGTGCCTACACTCTCACGCATGCCTGTATAGTTGTTGAACGTGATGACAAAAGTACCTTGTTTCTCATTGAAATAGGTTGGTGCAATAGGCTTAGTAACCACGCGATATTTAAATGTTGGTTCATCACCAAAAACAATCCAGAATCCATTTCTACTCATGAAGAAGTTCTGTAATTCAGCAAGTAGCATAGAAAACTCAGGTTTATTATCACCATCAATCATCCATGTTGTTGTGATATCACGTGAATCAAATGATCCCGAAGTTCTATTTTGACCGTCACGTGTATTCATCTTTTGCCAGTTATCTACCGGATTGGTGATAGCTGGGTCCCAATCATACATGTGCACGCCAAATAAATTTTCATCATCATAATATGATTCCCAATTAACCCCATCAGCACTTATTGCCACCTCAATTGGCTCTAGCGGCAGTCTTGAAGGATTGTCGTGGCCGTTTGAAAAGCCATAAGCATGAGGTTTAGGATTAGTCGTTTCATCTTTAAATACTTGATTCGTCATTATTGTCTATCACCTCGCTGATATGCGTAGATATCCGTATCACGTCTATTTTGCTGATTGAAATTGCTTGAAGTTCTAGCAATATTAACTTCTGGAGCAAAGTCTTTATTATTAATGGAACCAAGTAAATTGATAACCATTTCCAATTTTTGACCGATATCGGCAGAAATATTATTAGATAGGTTTGATGTTCTAAATTCCGGATGATAGTCGGCCATTCTTCCCATCAAATCAGCCATCAAAGGAATTGCCGAAGGCTTTGATGGATTGATAGCAAACTCGTCACCATCTTCGCCCATAATTGCTGGCGTTGGTCCAAACATATGACCACCATTGGCCAAGAAGTTAATCTGCCTACCAGTACCGATTCTGTCCCAGGCACCACTATGCATGTAAGCATTAGCGGTAGCCATGATCTGATCTTCACCACTTAAAATATTGGTGTGACCAGGCACGGCATAGGCCATAAAGGTTTGTGGGATAAATTGTAGTAATCCCATGGCAGGATTACCTGCAGCAGAGTTTTTATCAGAAATTGTTTGTTTGATGGCTGGATTACCGCCAGACTCACGTGCAATTTCACGAACGAAGGCAGCTGCCTCCCAATCAATACCTTTAGGGGGATTAGCACCCATATCTTTCAAAATCTTAGCAACGATAGGTAGCCAAGCTTGAGCCGCCTTTGGTTCACCGGCAACGGATTGAGCTTCCAACTCTTTATCCTTTAGTTTGCCAAGTGCATCCTTTACCCAGTCAACACCTTGCTTTACCAAGTAATGACCTGCAGGAGGAGCAAATTTACTACCGAATTTTGTTGCTTGTGTAAATTTAGATGTAGCCTTATCCCAAACGCTAGTTAAATTGCCAAGTGGGTCTTTCAGAAATGATGTGAGTCCTTCAAGCTTATCCTTGACCCATTTACCCATATCGCCAAGTTCACCCTTAATCCAGCCACCAACACCACCTTCGTAATGAGGAACTGAACTAGGAGCGAATCTAGCGGCTGTCTCATTAGCAGGTACAACAGTAGCACCAGGTTTCAAGTCAACCATTACATTTCTCATTTTGGGAATAACTCGCCAAGGTTCACCAGGATTCTTAAATGCTTCTTCGAATACTGGGCCTTTTTGGTCATTGATCAATGCGGGACCACCACGGTGATATCCAACACCCGAGGCATATTTAATTGGTGCAATGGCCTTGGCCTTGCCGCCAAAGAAATGAATAACTGTGTTAATACCACCAATACCCGTATTAATTGCAGTTACAACGCCTTTCATAGCATCTTTAGCCCAACCATTAAATTTGCCAAAGATTGATTTAAAGAAGTTACCAACACCAGACCACATGGAATCCCATCCAGACTTGAAACTGGAACTGAATTGACTCCACCATGAGTTCATTCCACTTGAGAAATCGTTATACCATTTCGACATTCCATTAAATTTTTTGCCCATGTAAGAGCTGGCTCTTGACCACATTGAATTCCATGACTTGCTAAAATCAGAACTAAAATTAGACCACCAGTTACTCATTCCAGTTCCCCATGAATTGGCAGTTTTTTGGGCGTTATTAAATTGATTCTTTAAATCCTTAACCCAACTAGACTTTTGAACTGATTTAGACATGTCAGACATTTGCTTAGAAATATCTTTAGAAGTTTTCTGACTAGATTTAGACATCTCGGCCATATTCTTGGATATGTCCTTAGAAAACTTCTTCATATCAATGGCCTTGGTAATTTTCTTCCAATCTTTACCCCAAGATTTTGCAATTGGATTAAAGATATTACCTAGCCATTTAGTAAATCCATTCCAATCCTTTTTCAAATCCTTAACCAGACCCGAAATAATTTTCTTAGTAGGTTTAACCAAAGGCTTAGTGATAATCATTCCGATACCGACAGGCAACGCTAGTGCATACAGAGCCATCTTGCCGAAGCCCTTTAGGCCACTGATGATTCCTTTACTCATGTCACTACCAATCTTCTTGGTACTTTTAGTGAATGATTTAAATCCTTTTTGGATGTTCTTTATAGCGTTCGAAGCCCATTTTTGGAAGTCCTTGCCTACCTTGGTATCCTTTAAAATAAAATCACCAATACCTAAAAATGGATTGGCCAAAGTAAGAAGTATTTCTTCTTTATGCTTACCCATCCAAGTGGTAATGCCTTTCGTCCATTCAACAACAGCATCACCAGCCTTGCGTGAGTAATAACCAGCTTTCTGGATAATACCCTTTGGAGGCTTTGCTCCACGCCCAGCTTTATTCCAGCCATCAGTAAATTGCTTAGCGGCTTTTCCACCGTACTTACCAATCGTACGTCCTAGCATAGCACCAATAGCTTCACCGGCCGGACCGCCTAGCATGAATCCAATTCCACCACCAATTGCACCACCAGCAGCTTTACCGAATCCCTCAAATTTTTTTTCAGGGTTCTTAGCCTTCAAAGCGCCAACAATGTCCATGCCAGCAACTGCTCCAACACCAATAGTTGTTGCAGCAGTACCTATTTTGGCACCTTTGGACATATCTCCAACATTCACTTTGGAGAATTTACCACCTTGTGTAATCTTTCCAAGCATAGTTTGCAAAGATTTAAATTTAGTTTTAGTGTCATTAAATCCTTCTGTACCGAATCTAAAGACAGTCTTCTCATTTTTACCTGAACCAATAACTTTGGTTAAAAGTCCGCCACCTTTAGACTGCAATCCGGCAACTTTGAGCAATGGATCAAATGCGCCCTTGACCATTTTGAAGCCTTTCATAGCCACAAAATAGCCTGCTAATGCTTTAATAGCTGTTTTATGCTTAGCAATACCAGCTAGAATACTTTCGAAGGTCTTCAAAGGATCCGTAGAACCCTTAGCATTCTTACCAGTTAGTCCAAACATGCTTGCAATTGTAGTCATGATTGACTTCATATCATTCCAAACAGCCTGACCAAATACAGAGGCAATTTCACCAACATCTTTACCAATCTTCATGATGGTATCCTTGTGACCATCAATGTATTTGATAATGTCACCAATACCATTTAAAACAGTGGCAGTTGCGGAACCTATAGCCTTAGAATACTTCTGCATTGCATCATCAGATAATAGATCTCGAATAGCACCACTAGCAGATTTAGTAGTATTGAATGTTTGTGACATGATGTCACCCATCAACTTGCTAAATCTTGAATGGATATACATTCCCATACCCATGTATGATGTCATGGCTTCTTGAGTACCACCAGAATACTTCTTACCTAGATAAGAAAGCGTTTCGGTAAATTGTTCGGCACTCAGTTTACCGGCTGCAGACATAGCATAGAGTTCCTTCATTGACTTACCGGTAGCTTTTTGCAAAGCTTCACCGAACATAGGAAATCTATTAATCATGACGGCCATATCTTCTGAACTGGCTTTACCGCCGGCAACAATCTTAGCAAATTGCTCACCTGATTCAGCTAGTGCATCATTTGACATATGTAGAGTTGAACCCAAGGCGATAAATGAATTAGTCCAGTCCTTAGTTTCAGCAACATTTGAATGAACGTGGTAGAACGACTGAGACATTTTGTTGATCGTATCAGCTGCATAAATAGAGTGCTGTGACAAAGAATTAATATAATCAACTAAAACTTTCCCATCTCTGGGTGCTTCCGTTGTCAGTGAAGTCCAAACGGTCTTCATCGTATCTTGTTCCTTGTTGTACTCCATACCGGCTGCAGTTGCTGATTTCAAGCCACTTGTTAGCTGCATTAGTCCATTAGAAATCAATTGACCAGCAAAGGTACCAGCTATTATTTCTTTAAGATGACTAAATTTCTTTGTAGCAGTATCAACTGATGAAGTATTAACATTGATATCTTTTGTAACAGGCTTAGACATTTCATCAATCGCACTTTTGATTTTTGAAAAGTCGCCTTGATTGGCGACAAAGTCTAATTGAGTGCGTGCTTCTTTTGGCACCTTATGAAACATGTCCATGAAGCTGTTATAGTGCCGTTGATCTGCTATGAAATCAAGCTTGGTTTTCTTCTCTTTAGGTAAAGAATCATAATCTCGTTTAGTGGCTTCAAGTGCTTGTTTATCAAACTTTGTTTTTAACTCTGTTTGAATATTTTTAGGTAAAGTATTCAAATAGCCTTCAAAACTAGAAAAGCCACTGTGATCGGCAATGGCTTTTAGCTGAGTTTGAATATCCTTAGGCAAGCCTTGAAGTTTCTGATCAAAGGTAACGATTTTCTGCTCATCGGCAGTAACATCGAGTTTTACGTTCTTATCCTTGATGTTGTCCATTGCTTGTTTGACTTTTTGAGCAGTTGGAGTTAGCTGATCCTTACCAAGAAAATTAATAACCTTGTTTACTACAATATCTGACATCTATTCTCGCCCCCTTTTCATAACTAAATCGTAGAAGGCTTGTGCATCAATCTGTTTATTTTGAGTGGCACTAGTCTCCTTGCCAAAATTAGTAGCAAAATCCTTTATTTCTCTAATTGTCGAATCAACTGATCTGTTTTGAGTTTGAATATCCTCAATCAACCCAACTGGTTGAACCATTGCTGATTTAACACGAGAATTTTCGAGATCGTCATATTGTGCTAGTAATGCTCCTCGGCATAAATCATTAAACTCAAATGGGGTAAGCTTATAAAAATCGTCAATGTTAGTAATCCCTATTAATCTTCTTGCCTGAGATATTTGTTCATCTAAATCAAACTTATTTACTTGTTCACTGCTGCTAGTCTTTCTTTGGCCATCTCCATGTTCTCTTTGAGTTGATCGATTTGAATTTGAGTCATTTCTTTTTCTTCGGTTTTTACCGATTTCAATTCCAAACTCTTGTTCATACCTTTGATCAAACGATCTCCGTATCTCATCCACTCGTTTATTTTCGCTTTTAAAAAACCTGCGTTAACTAGTCCTTTAATGATTTCGCTAGTAACTTCGTGGATATCGTCAAATCGACCATCTTCGCTTAATTGATCAACTAACTCATCTTCTTTAAGCAGATTTCCAGCAACAGCCTTAAAGAAAGTAATCACTGAATCCACATTGTCAGAAAATAAACCATCTAAAAATGAATTAAATTTATCAGCACGTTTATCCCTATCTTCACCAGCAATATTCTTGTATAAAAGGTAATTAAAAGTAGGTGTAGCTGTTCCCTTTTTTGTCTCTAAAGTTAGCATTTTGATTTCTCCTAATAATTTAATTCCGACCAAACCACCGCTCAAGTGTGTGAGTATGCACTTAATTAGATACTAAACAGTCGGCTTAGTATCCGAAGATGTTGATGATCCGATGCTTGAACTTGTGCTTGAGCTTGTATTTGAATTAGATGGATTAACTATTTTAGAAGCTCCAGGACCCGCGACATCTTCTCCAGTTGTTGTATCCTGAACTGTAATAGTTTCATCATCGGCAGTATTATCAACTGTCTTCCCATTTTCTGTACCAATGTCACTTGGATGTGCCCAGTTGTAATACTTGTCTAAGTCATCAAGTACACCATCTTCAAAGTCAGATTCGTCCAATTCAAAAGCGTTCTCATCAGAATTAATTGCTCGTTCAACACCATTGACTTCAAATTGAAGATTGGATGTAACAATCCCACCTAATGCTTCTGTATTAGGTAAGTTTGGAACATATGATTGAGAAAATTGTGCTTGAACTTTACGATTTGGTTTTGTTCCATGAAGCGTATTTAAATCAACACGCCATAAACCAATTAGTTCTCCCTTTTGCCAAGCAGCGTATAAATCCCAGTACAAATCTTTTCCGTTATTAGCGGGATCATCAAAAATAACATCGACTGTTCTTTGTTGGTTAATAGCACCAACACCTTTAGCAGTCCCACGTTTAGTAGCAGTTGATTGTACATTACGCGTATTAGTACCTGATGTAGCACCTTGCTGACCTAAAATATGGGCCTTATTGGCTACTGGTTCATGCATGAAACGCTTGTAAAGATAAATAATTTTATCAGCGTCACGACCTTTGAAGGCCTTTTTGAATTTGTTTTCTGTTGCTGTATCATCAGCCATTTTTATTCCTCTTTTCTAAATTTTGAGTAAAAAAATAGACATTCACTCTGAAATGAATGCCTAAATAAATGATCTTTCTGTTATGTTGTAATCTAAGGTAATTGTTACGTGTCTTAGTGATTGTGAAGTTGAATTATCAATAACTTCTATTTGTTTGAATCCTGTCGACTGGCAATAATAATTTGATAATTTTAAATATTTTAAATACTCACGAATGCTGAAACAGATATCCATCATTTGACCATGATCATTATCTTTAATATCAAAATAATCTACATATAACGTATATGATGAACGCTGTTCATTTTTAACACGCTGACTATCTACTGTTGAGCCAGTTGAAACAATAATTTGAGGATAATTTGCATTATCGCTCTCATTTGAATCAAAAACTTGAACATCAGTAATAGCGTTGATAGTTCTAATAGCAGACGCGAGCATGTCTCTTTGTGGTGAAATTTTTATCACCTACTTTATTGATTTTTTAATAATCTCATCAGAATACGTGTCTACATCAAGATCCATACCAGAATCATGCATAACATGCTGAGCCGGATAATTTCTATTCTTTAGGCCATTTTCAAACGCTTGGATATACTCATATCCTTCTTTTGATTCAGCATTAGCATATATATCAGAGGTCATGCCATCTTTGGAAGGATGCTTTGCAACAGACTTCCATAAGTTACCATGTCCAACATACCCAGACTTTGAGTGATATTCACGTTCCTTGATTAACTTTTGTGCTCCATCAACCTCATCGTTAGCAATCTTATCAACGGCCTTTGGAACGTTAACTTTGAGTCGTGCTTTATCTTGAAGCACAAGCTCTGCCAAGTCAGAATTTCCAGATTGCTTCAGTGATCTAGCCATAGCCATTAGTGGATCGCTAAAATTATCCTTAGCTTGAACCCTGACTACTGGTACGTGTTCGTTATTCCAACTCATGATTTCACCACCGTTCCAACAGCATAAATAGTTGTTCGATTTCTATGAGTTCTCAATTGCTTAACGGCATACTTAGGGGATTGTTGCTTTTCGTCGTATTCACCCTCAAAAGCGACATAGTCAGCCGTTTCAGGACAGTTTAATCTAATTACCCATGACTTATCATATTGCTTACCAATTACGTTAATTTGCTCCTGAGAACCATTCAAGGAAGTAATTCTTGCACCATAATACTTAGTAGCAATTAATGGCTTCACGTGATTTAAAGGGTCACTATTCTTCTGATTATTTGATTTAATTAAATAAATAGTAGATCTAATCAAACGTCATCACACTCCCACGATGGTCATTTTCTTCGAGCCCATCTTTGTATTGATTAAGTAAATCAAAGTACGGTGACAAATCAGTATCAGAGAATGTCAGTGACATTCCTTCTTCTGAAATCGACTTAGTACCTTCATAATTCTCTTTAGTTACTGCATTTTGAGTAACCTTTTGAACTATGACAGTGAGCTTAGAATCAATATCATCAATATCCAGATACAACTTAATTTCATCAATTGCATTTTCAATATAGATTTTAATTCTTGGAATACGTGGATCATCATTTTGTATGCCATTGATAACTTCGATATTAGATAATACCGTATCGATGACAGTGATATCTTGAGTTTCGCTCATGAAATCACCCCATTACTTACCTGATGTTGAACTTGATGTGGAACTTGCTGCAGCCTTCTTAGCTTTGGTATTGATGTTAGTTACAACATATTTTTGATCAATCTTGAACTTGTACGCAACAACACCGATATTACGTGGGTCAGTTACCACCTTGTAATAAGGCACGGTGGCATTTTCTAATGTATTCACTGTTAGTCCAACATAAGATTGAGTAATATCGTATCCTAAACCATTCGGATGCATTGAAACAATACGACGATTAATCAATGCTGACTGTCCACCTTTTCCAAGTGCGTCACGTGTTACTTCAACCGCATTTTGACTAGCTGGTGCAGTTGAATAGCGCAATGCACCGTCCGTCATTGCATACATAATTGTTGTGCCATCTGCAGCTAGTGGAATGTCATCATCTTCAACAATCGGAATACCATTGTAGGTTGTCAATGGAGTTCCACCTTGTGATGGTTGAATATCGGCAATTAAGTTTTGTTCACGCATTGCATATACAGTAGCTGAATTGACTACCAATCTTGTTAGTGTTGGAGTAGCAACATCACCCATTCTAGATAGAGCAGCTAAGTAGTTGCCGGCTGATAAGTCTTGAACAGTATCAAAGCCGAATGACTTACTTTCTTTTAAATCATCTAATAGATACATGTTTTTGAGCATTGCAAGAAGTAATCGTTGATCTTGTCGTTGCCAGTAATTTGAGAATTTAGATGTGACACGTCCTTCGACATTTGCACCTGATACTTGTTGAGAAAAGTCTGTTTCACCAAATGCTTTGGCTTGGTAAAATTTGACGGCATTATGTTCGTCACTAGTGATACCTTCAACAGTAATATCGTCAGTATCATTCCAGTCTTGAGGTTCACCACTTAAATCATTCAAAACCGGAATATTCATCAATCGACCGGGATCTTGCAAATGTGCGCCCATCACATCATCGGCGGTAACCGCACCAGATGTTAAAAGACGATTAGTTTTAGTAGAGTCGTTAGTAATGTATTGTGCCCATAATTCAGGAATAACCAATTGTCCTAAAAATGTTGAGCCAGTAAATTGTGGCATTGAAATTTCCTTCTTCCTATTCGTTTAAATAATCTTTCTTAATTAGATCGGGATTTTCCATATAAACCTTTGTAAGTTCTTCAAGGCTCATATCTTTTAAATCCTTATCAAGTGTCACTGTCGCTTTACCTGTGGCAGTTTGAGGTGTACTTTTGCCCTTTAGACGTTTCTCAACACTTTCTTGCACAGCGTTATCAAATATTGTTTTCACATTATCAAGGTTTTGTTGAGTTTCTTCATCGTTTGACCCAACAAACAACTTTGCAAATGATTGTGGTAGTTCCTTATCAGCAGCAATCTTATAGGCCGACTCAATCAAGGTACGATGTTCGTTTTCTGCTTGTAATTCTTCGAGTTTCTTCTTCAAGTCAGCAGTTTCAGCATCGGCTTTTTCTTTTTCAGTCATATTGGCTTCAGCATCGTGTTTTGCAATAGCTTCTTTAATCATATCTGGAATATTGGCTACTTGGCCTTGTAAATCCTTGATGGTTTCATCAGCTTTGGCCTTTTCTTTTGCCTTGGATTGACTGATAAGTTGATTAACCTTTTCTTGCTGCTTATCATCAAACTTCACTTCTACTTCAGTAGATTCATTTGTATCTTGTTGTTCGTTAGAGCCATTATTAATTTCTGGCATTGAGTTATCCTCCCGTTTTAAGCCTGTCGGCTATTTTCCCGTTTAGAGTCCGTCGACTATATCCGTGGCTCTTTAATGCCTAGCACACGTTTGAAGGCAATAAAAAGATGACTATTAAAGTCGTCTATAAATCATTTAATTCATCCGCAACATCATGATCACTTTTATCCCAATCATCGTCATCATTAACTTCGATAACTGTGCATTGACAATTTGGGTGCATCAAAGGGAAATTAACACCTTCTTCAGCGTCATCGACGTTGTAAATGTTGCCATCTAAATCAGAACAGTCAGCACATGTTGTTGGCGATTCAAGAGAAATATATTTATATTTTTTAACATTTGTTGATATAAAATCTTGTAATCTAGTTCTATTCATAGCTTGAGCAGTGGCAGTTCTGATCATGCCTGCCGCACGTCCCATTTGGCCATTGGAGGAAGTATCTCCGCCAGTAAGAATGTCCTTAATATCTTTAGTCCAATTTAGAGAATCCTTAGGACTCTTAGCAGCCTTTTCAGCCACTTCACGAACCTTTCTTAATGTCTGCATGGTTTGTTTATTAACTGAAGAAAACATGCCAGAATCCACATGACTATCTAATACAGCGTTTTTAGTAGACTTATAAAGAATTGCATCAACGTTTTTACTTTGCTCGGCAATATGCTGATGATTCTTGATCACGTTCTTCGCCTGTGTATATGTTGGCGCATTGACAACATTAGGAATATTCTCGGTGGCAAGGCCTAAATGAATCTTCTGTGCCATTGACTGTCTGACAATATCTTGAGTAATTTTGGCCATTAGCATGTCACCATTAGACTTCAATTTATTATCACCAAATGCCATCTTGATAAGATTCTGATCATCAGAACTGGCATTATAAAATGTATCTTTCAAATTAGCTAGAAAATCGGCTATCTCAGTAGGATTAGCTTTAGCTGACCATGCTTTATTAGCGCCAATAAAAGCATCAACATCACTGATAACTTTTGATTGAGTATCTCGATACATTGATTCGATTTCTTTAACACGTTCATCTTGTTTTCCGTAAATCTTTTGAGCAATACTAATCGCTTGGCTTTTCGTTAGTTTCATTATCAGTTACCTCATCAGGATTAGAATTGTCGGTGTTATCACCATTATCATCTTGAGGTTCATCAGGCTTTCTAGGAAATACGTTATTAAACGGATTGTTATTCTTATCATTTTCATCTTGTTCGTCAATACGCTGTTGTTCGGCATCATTACTGACACCAGTGATAGGTTCAATTTGCTCACGAATAGTCTGATCTGATACCTTGCCAGTATTAACCAAAGCAGTAACAGTCTGCATAATCTCCGTATTATTCTTTGGCATGTTAGGAGTATAGATAGGATTGATATTCTCAATCATTTCAGCATTCTTGATACTTCCCAAGGCTTGCCAATAATTTCCAAGCAATCGTAAACGTCTCATTAATCCGCGCGTATAAAGTGATTCCTGGTTAGAACGTTCTTGATCATTGCCCCATAATTTATAAGACATAGCAACGCCCGACGCATTAGATGCAAAATTAGCATCGCTTGTATCAGGCGTATTCGTGTCCTTGTGGATTTCCATATTCAGAGCATCGATATAAAGCTTCCAGCCGGCTGAATTCAATTCTTTAGTTAGATATGATGCAGTTGGTTGAATGACTTGACCATTATCATTGATGCCATTCTTAACTAATGCTGGTTTCAACCAAATCTTACTTTGATGAGTATTGATTTCAGGCGTCTTTCTATAAATGATATTGCCGTCTTTATCGGTCAATGGTTGCCCATCAGCGCCGACCCACGGAGTTTTAGGAACATCAATATCGCCGGTCAACATAAGCATGGCGTTACTGAAGTCTTCTTGTGAGTTTGCCATTTCAGACTTGCTCTTGTCGATTGAGTCAATAGTATCTAGCTTGTATTCCCAATCTCCCATCCGTTCATCGTTGTTGATATACTCAGTGATTGGAACGGACCCAAAGCCATGTTCTTCTTCTTTTGATAATATCAATTGACCATCAAAACTAGATGTTGGTTTATAAATAAAAATATGAGTATCAGTATAAATAACTGTGTACCAATAGTCTTGCTCGTTGAAGTTAACATTGTAATAGTAAACCCCAAATAGTGAATGCTGCTCCATCGACGAATCATAAACCACAAAAGCATTAGCAGGGTTCACGGGACGTAACGCAACTTCATTGGTATTCTCACGTACATACAACAACTCGTAAGCACGTCCCATGATAGACAGGTTTTTACCCATTATTTTTTCATGGTAGGATTCATCATTCTTGGAATTGAACTCATTGATTAAATCTTTGAGATTATCTTCGTCAGTTTCAGATGTTTCAGAATCATCATTATACTGAAATTTAATATCGTTACCGAATCTATAACCGGTTTTAATTGCAGTAATAAAATGAGCAAAACCACTTGCAATACGATTATCAGCACGGTTCTCTGCTTTCTCACTATCCCAATAATGAATGTCATTGTCACCGATATAGTATCGATAGAGAGTTAACAATCGTGGAACTTGTAGTGCTTGATGTTTCTCAATGAACTTAGTTGCTAAGTCTCCCAATTTAATTGGATCATCCTTGATAACATCAAATAATTCTTCTGGCATTTTATATTGCTTGTTGCTATCCAGTGAGAAACGTCTGCCACTCAACATGTGAATTGAACGTCTATTTGGATATGGCAAACTTGAATAATATGCCATCTGATTATCTTCAATTGCCATTGGATCACTCTCCTTTCTCTAAAGCCCCAAGCTATCTAAATAACTAGCCTGATCATTGATTGATGGTGCAGATATTTCTGTTTCCATTGACATGACTGATTCAGCAACACCAGTCAAAGCATCGGATGCATCATCATGTAGATTCTTACCAGCACGTTGATACTTCTTGATTGCATCAAAAAAGACTGGGAAACGTAGCTTCCAGTCCTCGGGATAATGCACGTGTTCTTCTACCCAACTTGAGTTAGATAGGATACGTGCATCTTTATTTTGACCATTATGGAACCAATTGATAACAGTACGGTTAGTCTTATACTCATTCTTTAACTTGGTATCAACTTGTCTGGCAAATCCTTTACCACCATTGTTAGATTCAATTCTAGCAAGATTAACTTTGTTCCGATAATAACTTTCAGTTACTAAGGATTCAGTAACTTCCATAGGCTCTTGTGTCATAACTACATCCAAGATATAGGGTTCCTGCTTGTACATCCCATAAACGATTGATACAAGATAATCACTACCCTCATCAGCCGTATCACAATAAGCATAAATGCCACTAAATTCAGGTTGTTTCGTGTAAGTATTGAACTTCTGATATAAAGCACCTTTTAAGTCAATTGGTTCTTGCTGATAGTTAGCTGCTGCAATCTCAGGAGACATAACAGCAATCTTCTGTTTATACTCATCTAGTGACAAAACATCGTCACATAACATTGAGCCATCGTCCTGCTTAGCCTTCATATTGATATGCTTGACCTTATAGCCAGCCTTAGGCATCTCAGTCAACACACGTCCAGCAAGATCACCACTAGCCCATCTAGTCATGATGATCAATACTTTGCCACCCTTTTCAAGACGTGACAGCATTGTATCGACATACCAGCGATAGATATCGCTCAATCGATTAGCGTTATTAGCTTCTTGTGCTGACTTGATAACATCATCAATGATAATCAGATCAGCACCGAATCCGGTAGCAGTACCACTTGGAGATGTAGCAAGATAATTATTAACTGGATTGCCTTCAAGACTCCACATATTCATTGCAGCATCCCCATATTTAATATGAGTGTTTGGAAATATATCGTTATAAACTAGAATATCTTCATCGGCTTTGACTTCTTGAATAGTATTACGTACAGACTTAGAAAATACAGTTGATAGCGTTTCATTATATGAGCCTGTCATGATTCTTTCAGTGCTATCCCTACCAAGTAACCACTCAACATAATTGGTGGCTGTCAAAGACTTCCCATGCCGTGGTGGTTCATTAACTACTAGCACTTGATCATCACTAGTTAAAAAGTTTTCCAAGTCATTACATAAATCAACTAGATACTTACGATTTGGCTTATAGAAGTCTGGCATTCGCAATTTACAGAAATCAAAGAAATGTCGTCGTGCCAATTCAATTTCTGCACCACATCTTATCCAATCACTTCTGTTCATGAGCAATCTTCTTCAATTCAGCATCAGTAAGATTGGCATATGGATTGTGGACATTTAAACCACCAGATAACTCAGTCTCATGCTTGTCACGCCATTCTTCAGGCTTGCGATTCTTTAACCAGAATATAGCAGCAGTCGTATCAGGTGGAACCTCTTTTTCAACTAATCCCAATTTAATTCGTCTGGTAGTCTTCACACCTTTGATAGCAGCATCTTGAATCTCTTGTTTAGATGCTTCAGGGTGCTTCAACTTCCACTTGTTTTCGTAGTCACGTCTTCTAACATCAATTAACTCATCGTCAAGTGGGACTACTTTATATTGAGTCTCAGTGGCAGTAAAACCCTTGGCACGCTTGAATAAGGCGTTCTCAATTTCACGATCAACAACGGTTTTTCCCTTTTTTAGGGACTCCACAATCTCCAACTTCTTGTTTTTCCAATTGTAAAGAGTAGAAGTAGAGATACCAATATTGTGGGCAATTTGTTCATCAGTTAAGCCGTCCCTTGCCCAACCTTCCAATTGAATTAATCCTTCTGGAGTTGTCCACTTGTCAATTTCTGACTTAGCCAATGTAATCACCTACTTTCTAATTATTTTCTTTTTATTAATATGCTTTTTCTTTTTTCGTTCTTCTTTATCAATATGGCCGATTATTTTAGCCTCAACAGGAGTCATATATCCACACGATGTCTTAATCATTTTCATGGAACCACAGCTTTCTAAGCTTCTCGTCAGATCTCTTTACAGCTCTTAATGTCATATTTTTTCCTCCAAACAAAAAGGCCAGCCATAATTGACTGGTCTAAAATTGATAAAAACGTGGATATTCGGAATCGAACCGGATTGTTAAGTCTTGAAAATAAGTTGGTATTCGAAAAAAATAAAGGAATGTTTACAATTTTGTGTTATAAGCAAAAATTTAAGTAAAGTCTACAATTGTTGTGTAATAAGCGAAGATTCAAGGGAGAAATTTTGCTTAACAGTAGCCATACATCCACATAGCGTGGCCAGCTTTATCATCGCTGGTCACTGAGAGTTAAACCAAATATGTGGACCTTGGTTTAAATAGGTGGTCCTTCCTACATTCGCTCCTTTTTTAAGCGGTAGAGTAACCGCATATCTATATAGCCAGGCATGGAATCGAACCACGCACAATCATCAGTATTTGTCGTTACCCTTTGCGCCACTGGCTACTATTGTTGTTTTTGCGAATTAAAAGAATTAAAAGCTCTTTCTTTTAATTTTTGATTGTTTTCCGACAATCAATGCTTCGTGTAGGATTCGAACCTACAACTTTTGGCTAAAAGCCAAGTGCTCTACCATTGAGCTATCGAAGCATAAGACAAGAGGAGTAACCTCATATCTCTTAATCTTTCAACGATACTAATATAACACGTAAAGTGGTCGCTTGTGTAACGCTCTTTCATCGCTAAAACATCGCTAATACGTCGGCATTACATCGCTTTTTTTATTTTCTGGAATATAAACATGCAAATCGTAATAATCAATAAAAGCATCAGCAAAGTATAGCAAAGCCATATTCTTTAGCTCATTACATCGCGTTTGTCCATAGCCTAATAATTCTTGCAAATCAATGTTCGTCATATTATGGATATAATAATTTTTCAAAATAACCATATAATCATGCGGACAGTTGCTAATAAGTTTCATCGTTATTTGAATATATTCCTTTGCACCTAATTTACCCACAATTTTATCCTCTTGAGTATTTCTCGTATTAATTCCACTCCCAATACAATCAAAACTTGGAGACTGCACATACGTGAGACTCATGTGAGATTGAGCAATTAATCTTGGAAATTCATGCTCAAAATAATTTTTAACATTCTTAATTGTTTTTTCTTCATCAATATCTGGTAATAGTAATCCCACGATATATACAGCCTCCACTTATGATATAATTGATTTGCTGGAACCAATTAATTAGCTGCTCACTTTGTGGGTGGCTTTTTTGTTGTCTATTTACCTGCCTTGTCGTTCCTATGTTTATTCCTTTTGGCATTCGATCGCTGCCATTCATCATCTTCTCTATATAATTTTTTACCGATCCTGTTATTTTGACGTATTATGTCTTCTATATAAAAAAGCTCTTTATGCATAGCAGCTGCTATTTCTTTATTCTTATATCTATTTTCTCGCATTTGATAAACTGCTAAATTATCATCTGTCATTTTTTAGCCTCCTAATTAAAATTGCTAAGGCTTACCCGCCCTAATCTAATCATTTCTAACTTCGCCAAGTGTTCTTGATTAGCCTTGTCAATAAGCTCAACTTCCTCATCACTAATATGTAAAGCATCAGCAATTTCATATACGGCACAATTTATATTCTTTAGCAAGATCGTCCTCCTACAAAATTGATTTGATTATTTTGTTCTTCGCCTCATCGCTAAACTCCCTGTTAGCATTTTGAAACTCCTTCGGCATTTTATAAAAACGTTTTTGAAGATACATAATTGTCCTAACAATATCGTGACATTCATCACTAAACACTGATCTTACATATGACTTGTAGATCTTTTCATAATTCATTATTTTGCCTCCAAATTCGAATAATAATTGCTTCCATCTATATTAAAATGGCAATGAATCATCTGATATGTCGATTGGTTTACTGTTGTCAGCAAACGGATCGCTCATATTATCGTTTGAATTGTTAGATTGATTATTTGAATTATCATGAGCATTATTGCTTGAATTAGTATTTCTGCTTTCAAGCAGCGAGAAGTTATCCACGACAACTTCTGTTACATAAACCCTGTTGCCTTGCTTATTCTCATAGTTACGTGTCTGAAGTCGTCCATCAATTCCAACAAGTGAACCTTTATTAGTAAAATTGGCAAAGTTTTCTGCTGCTTTTCTCCAAATAACGCAATTAATAAAGTCAGCTTCACGTTCACCTTGAGAATTAGTAAATTGTCTGTTTACAGCAACTGTAAAACTGGCAACTGCTGCACCATTAGCTGTATATTTCAACTCTAGATCACGTGTCAGACGTCCTACTAGGACTACTCTATTTATCATTGTTGCCCTCCAATAGTTACAGTAGTAATATCTAGCTTTTCAATCATAGGAACAATATCGTGGGCTTTTAATAGGTTGTATAGTCCTACACGACCTTTTTGTGTCCATTTGGTTAAGGCACGTGGCTTGCCATCAATCATTCGCGTTGATGAGCTAACCCAGCCGTTATCTTGATATTTAGAATATAAATACCAGATGCCACCCAATTTGTATTGAATCTTAAGTTTTTTAAGTAGGTCATTAAATGCTTTGGCACTCATTCCATAATCCTTTGCGATTGTCGTGGTAATCATCAATGATTTACTAGCCATGATTTGATCAAAGTATGTAGCTTTAGGTTTGAGTTTTTTATTTTCCAATTTCAATTGAATATTTTCATCTTGAAGAATCTCATAACCTCGTTTAACTACTTCTTGAGGATCATTCCATTTTTCTTCAAGCTTCAAGAAATACCTACGGTATCTTTTACCATTGTCATTTCTGATCATCATTGCTAACTGTTTGGCCATATCTATAGTGATGATATAGTCATCAATCTCACGAACCGCACCATTATTTACAACCGTACTTGATGTACACTTGTAAAAATCAATATTTTCTTCAAAAATATCAAAGTTATTATCTACCCAGCGGCTAAAACGTTGAGCAATTTCTAAACCGTTATACAAATCTCTAGCACTCAAAACTTGCTGGTTGTTCTTAACGCCTACTTTTATTAATTGATCCATTTATTTATCCTCCACGAATTTAAATGCCTTCACTAAGAAGTAAATTATTGCTATTGCTACAATTGCTCTCATTTTGTTCACTCCCTAACTTGAGAATATTGGGACTAGCAGCAATCGTTTTCTGATCAAATCTTTTTTGACACCAATCAGCTAAACTTGCGATTGTAATTAGTTTTCTATTCAATTCGATATCACCTTGGTAATGAGAATTTTCATCATCTAAATTAGTCACACGAGTAATTACATCAAACATTGATTTATATACTCTAGCCATAGTGTCGCTACCTGTGATTGTTGTATTGATGACATTCTCGATACTGTCTCTTCTGAATTGCCCTTGTGGTAGCATAAAAGTCTTCTGCTCAGGTAATAACCTGATTGGTTCTTTAACTTGTTGCATCTTGTTTACCTCGAATTTTTGCTAGTCTTTCTTGTAGTTCACTTGGATTATTAGCTGTTTTCTTAGCCTTAACTTGACTCCAATCGGTGCCAGTTTCCTTTGGTTTTTGGCTATATCTGCCATATTTTTGCTTAGGCTTATTTCGTCTTTCTTGATAATCCTTGATGTGAGCCATATCAAACAAGCTATTACCTAGCCACGTCTTGATGATTCCTTTGACATAACTCCAAGAGCTACCTTGATGTGCTACTGCTATCGTCAATGCATACTTAATAATCTCGACAGCATCACTGTAGGACGTACCTTGACTAGTAAAGTCTTCAAGTGTGTATCTCAAGTCTTCTTGCATTAATGGCTTAGTTGAATTGATTCCAAAGTTTTGTTGAAATTGAGCAATCAAATTTCTATAGGCGTCATCGTCTTCTTGATGATGATCTTTAGTTTTATTTACTTTACTTTTATTTACTTTACTTTGTGAGTTAATGTCGTCATTAACCCCCTTTGAACTAGGGTTAATGTTTACATTTACTTCATTTGAACCATTATTATTGTCTTCATTTATTAAATAAGGCATTTTTCCGCGATTTTTCCTTCGCTTTGTGGCTTCTAAATATGTCTGTTGAATATTGACGCTTGTTAGAACCTTAGCCGAGCTGTACAGGTCTTCATTAAAGAAACCCCACGCAACCAAGCGGTCTACAACTTGATTTGCTAAATCTTTGCTTACACTAGCATCATTAGCAATCTTCGCTTGTAATAAATCACTCCACACAGCAAAGTAGCCCTTTCGGTATACCGTACATAGCAGCTTGACCACTACAATCTCGCCTTTAATTCCAAACATTCCAGAAATTCCACCTATAATTTCATTGTCAAAAAAATCAACTGGGAAGGGAAAATAGTCTAGTCCTTGTTTTGAAGGAGCTGCCATTTATAAACACCTCCTAGATTTACTTTTGTGAGTCAGCGTACTCTTTATAATCATTAATTATGTCTGTTGAATCCGTATCTTCTTTTTTACTAGATGTTTCAGATTTCTTAGTTTCTTTCTTATTAGATGTCTTCTTGGATGTTTCTTCCTTAGATTCCACCTTTTTAGGTTCTTCTTGTTGCTGATCATCATTACTTTCAGAAACATTATCAGTTATATCAATTGGATTTCCTGCATCATCTACTTCTTCTGGCGATGTTCCATCTACCGACTGAGCTTTTTGCATTTCAATAGATAAGATTCCCCATTTACCTAAAAGATTGCGAAGAACTGTCTTAACGGCCATAGCATCATAGTTATCTTTCCAAACTCCAGTTAAGGCCCTTTTATCCTTTGCCTTACTGAATCTAATTCGATGTTCTTCTATTTGGTCTTTTGTCCAATAAACAGTCTTTTTAAATCCATTGGTCATTTCAAAATATCCAAGATAACCAACGACCTTATCAGATACACGTTCTCCACGTTCATACTCTTCAGTGAATCTATCCCAGTTTCTAATTTCACCTTCATATACCTGCGTGGCATTAATGTTCTTATATTGCCCCGTTCTTAAAGCTAATTGAATATATCCTTTATAGCCCAGCTGAAATTGGGCTTTTTGCTTATTTCCATCTTTCCAATCTCTAAATGGAACTAGCCAAGCAAAACCTAAATTTTTATCAATCGGTAAGTCTAGTGTTGCTGCAATCATGGCCGATGTGAGTATTGACATTGGCTCTGCTTGAGATAAATAGGTATTATTATTTACAAGATTTAAAACTGAAGATGTAAATCCTGAAGATTTATCTTTTAAAACGCTTTTAAATTTATTTTGCATTGTCGGTGTTTCCATTAATGCCTTGATTCCTAAAGTATTAGGATCAACCTTTTGAACCTCATTATTCTTTAAATCCTTAGTAAGCGAACTATTCGTTGCCATTATGTAAATCCTCCTTGATAGTTAATCTTCTATATTTACTATTTCTAACTACATCCTTGTAAATATCTGGATACTTATCTTTAAGCATCGCTTTATCAATCGATTCTTTTCTATATGTTTTAAATCCGACTTTATAACCATCAAGCTGTCCTTCGTCAGCTGTTGCCAATTCAAGTTTTAAATGGTTATCAATACTTGCTATTGCTTGCTTTAAATCCTTTTCAGTAGATTTAAGTTGTTGACGCTGTTTTATCCTATTAAAATCATCACTTTGAAGTTGGATTACGTCCCCTTCTGACTTATCTACCAAGTAATCTTTTAAAAAATTAGTAGCTGCATCTGAACCATCAATTGGTGGTTGTTCTCCATTGATAACGTATTTATTCCACCAACTAACTAATTTATCTTGAATAACATCTATAAGTTCTTGATCTCTTTCGATACGCTTATACTTGAACTGCTGTCCACCGATAAGCACTGCAATATAGCAATAAGGACGATCCAGAACGTTCATATAATGTTGAACTTGTAGCAAGTATGGTGCTGGTACTTCGTCGTCTTTCCATTCACTAGCTAGATAAGCATTAGCAGTTTTACATTCAAGAAACCCCGGTTCATGAGCAATATCCCTATCAATGTTTGCCCTCAACATTGGATATTCTGGATGAATATAGGTTTTATTTTGTCTAAAAACTTTCTTATCTGCTCGTCTTGAAAACTCTTGAGCCACAATTTCTTCAAAAACATTTCCAAAATGAATTGCTTCACTTGTTTCTGTGGTATCAATTGGAATTTGACCGGTCTTGTCTAACCAAACTTCAAATGGCGTACGATATTTATTAATTCCTAAAATGGCAGAAACATCAGAGCCACCGATACCACCACGTCGATTTGCTAACCATTGAGCTTCATTCATATCAACGGTTTTAATAATCTCTTGCATAATTAGTATTCCTCCGCCATATCTTCTTTAATTGACCATTCTTCTTGCTTACTTTCATATAGTGACTTTTCAGCAACAACAGAGTCTTCGTCGGCTAATCGAGCATCATAATTTGAATCATGCATGTTTAAAGCCCCTTTTCGTGATATAATTTTCATATAAAATTTTTATTTAAACGCCGGACTCGCTATTTTGTGGATAGTGAGTCTTTTTTTATGGCTTCCGGCGTTCTGTTTGTATACGTTTCAATCTTGTTTGGAACGTCTGGGCCAAAGAACCAATCATCTAATTTCTTCCAAAACTTTTGTACGCTTTGAATCGTATTTTTATCGAAATCGAATAGGTTCATAAAGCCGTGCTCCTTTGATGCTGCATAACCGAAAACATAGCCGGTTCCTAAAGTAACGATCAATAATCCCATTATTTACACCTCCTTAAAATGTGAAATGGTATGTATATCTTCCCAGCTCGGCGCGCTTAAGCTCTGCTTTTAATCCTGCTTCCGACCACTCCCACAAAATTTCTTCAGGAATTTCCGTTTCAAATGATTCTTCCATCGTTGAAAATCCTTGCTTAATTAGTAGTAATGTCTTTTCTGGAACTTGCTCAACCTTAAAAGATGTTCTAGCTAGTTTTCTTTGTTTCTTGTATTCTTCTGGATCAAACATTTAAATTTCCTCCGATTTTGCAAATTCCTTTTTATGTTCCAATACAAACTTTCTGAATTCGGGTGCTGAAAACTTCCAAGGGCTACCAGAACCAGTAGAATATCTAACGCACCCACCCTTATCCATATCTAGGACATCACGGTATCTTTCTAGTTTTTTTACTAAAGTTGGGGCTGAACAACTAGCAATTTTACATGCCCAAGGAAGCAATTCGATACCCTCGTCAGCAGGCTTGCTGATCAAATCCTTCAGTTTATCTTTTCGTACCCAAGCCAGTACGTATCCATCTTTTTCCGGAATACCAAATGGTAAAGTCTCTGGTTCTTGCATTTATTTCACCCTCTTTCGCCTAATGCAACTTGTTTAAGTGATATGTGGTACCTATGTGACATTGCTGTCGCACATGCTTGCATAATCGAGCTTGTTCTGAGCATTTTGAATATTCCAAACTTTATTACATTCTCATCAGGATTGCTTTTGCTTATTTCCTTGAGTGCATTTTCGATTGCACGATCACTATTCAAATCTTCAATCTTCGTGCCTATCAGCAATGATGATGTTTCTTGGTTATAATTATTAGAAATATTTAGTAGAACCGGTGGCAAGTTGAATAGATAACAGTTAACTGCTAACGAGAACCTTGTATCATCGATTTCATTTGATAAATTAACCAAATATTCATCTTTGATTGGGGTACCCTTAAACCATTTACCAACAGTCGTTTTTGACGTTCCTGCTATTGCGGCCAAATCGGTATCACTAAAGTTTTGACGATTTTGCATTTCTAAAACTTCTCGTACTATATTTATATCTCCCACTACTTATCACCTCCTTTAAGGACCTTTCGTATTCAGACATAACGTCTATAATTTGAATAAGAAAGGTGGTGAAATTTATGGCTTATATACAACCAATAAATAATCTTAAAAAATTAAATCTGAAGTATAGATATGATTTTTCTCATAGTAATATGATCATAAACGGTGGTCCTAATGCTAGTACTGCCACGGAAATAGTTATTCAAAAAGCAGAAGACTTTCATGCTGGTTGGGATAAGAGCATACTCATATATCAAAATGGCTTCATTGTTTATACCGAGATGGAGCACGAAGATTCAGGCGCTTTAAAATCAACCTACGTTTATACCAATCTAAAATTGCAGAACATATCAGACAACGAGAGTATGTATGAACCGCTATTCCCCGAACAGAAGTGATTCGAATTTCTCCATATCGTCCCATCGATAATTGAGTTAATTCGTATTGATCTGTTTTATAAGTAACTACCTTGTCACCTTTAATTAGGTGACTTTTTTTTATTGTCTTCATCGATCTCACTCCCTTACGATTAATAACTATTCGTTAACTTCAGTTATCGTTTTGATATAGATACGTTAATTGCATTTTTTGTAGAATTAAGGTGTTGATACTTAATGTTTCATTTTGCTTTTGATACTTTTTGTATCATTAGAAAGTAAAAAAATATCTGGAAATATCTCATCCATTGTTTGCCCCAAGGTCAAACTAATTTTTCTTGCGGTTTTATTACTTGGATTACGCTGACCGTTCTCAATCTTCCTAATGGTAATTGTTGCTATGCCAACTTTTTTAGCCAAATCATTTTGAGTCAAATCTTTGTCTACTCTATAGTGTTTTAACATTCTTTCCAAAATAACCTCCTCCTTTCTTTTTGATACTTTTCATATCACAAGTAATATAATACATGATACTTTTTGTATCGTCAATAATATTTTGAAACTTTTTGTATCATGTGATACTTTTTGTATCCGTTATTGTTATTATTAGTTCATAAAAGTCATTGAGGTGAAATATGAAATCAATTAGACTAAAAAATTTACGTGATACTTCTGGTATGACTCAACAGCAGGTCGCAGATAAATTAGGTATAACAAGGGCGAACTATTCTCACATTGAAAATGGTAGAAATGAGCCTGACGATGATACAACTGTAAAAATTGCTCAACTATTTAATGTTTCTACAGATTTTTTGCTTGGAAATGATGTTGATCCAACTTGGGCAACAAAAAAAGACACCGTAGATTTGAAATCCTTCTTGGATAGAAACCTAGTTGGCGCCTTCTATGATGGTAACGAATTAACCAAGGAGCAAAAAGATAAATTAGAAATTGCTTTAACTCAAATCTTTTGGGACCAACGCAAGAAAGAAAGAAGCGATACCGATGACAGCAACAAGGGAACTAAATAAATTAGTCTTTGCCATCGGAAAGCGCTATGGAACTTTTGATCCATTCACCTGGGCCGATAAATTGAACGTTCAGATATATTGGAAAGAGGTTGCTGAAAAGCCACTTGCTGAAACCTTATATTACGGTGATACACCAATTATTATGATGTCTAATACAATTAGATACAGCAACCAGAGATACTTTGTACTGGCACATGAATTGTGTCACGTGATCGAACAAGATGGATTAACGGCATACTACTCTTCTAATATGAGATTTAAGGATAAATCAGAGAACAGTGCCGATGAATTTGCTATGACAGTTGTCACTAATCTTTATATTGAAGAGAATGGTCATTTACCTGATACTTACAAGGATTTAAGATATAATTATGGATTACAATTTTTAGGAAACTAATTTTTGTCCAAATGCTGATGACACTAAAAGCTGAAATTTAGGGGGGATTTTTTTATTATGAAAAATCTAAAAATAAACATCTGGACTGGGATTCTAGATATTATTAACTGTGTTTTGTTTGCAGTTTCATGGCCTGTTATTTTTAGTACGGCTGCAAGTGATGCATTTGATGGTACAAGTATGACAAACGGTGCAGGAACATTCTTCTATATTATGGCCGCAATCGGTTTAATTATTAATGTTATTGCTCTAATTCAAAGTAAACAACACAATATTTCAATTGTTGGACCTGTTCTAGGAATTATTGGTAACGCTCTATTCTTCTTGTCAGGTGCTATGGCATTCCCTGCTATGGTTGTATTAATCGTTGGAACTGTATTCGTATTCCTACATCACCCTTCAAAAAATACTAAGGCGGTGAACTAGGATGAAAAATAATAAACCGTTCTACAAAATTTGGTGGTTTTGGCTTATTGTTGTTGTCTTAGTTGTTATTATATTTGGAATGATTGGTGGCGGCAGAAGTTCATCTGATGACGATACTTCTAATAAGGCATCTGGACACACTACAACACAAACAGAAAAAGGTTCAAAATCATCTTCAAATAAAGATACCTTGGATATCAATTACGATAATCACAAGATTTTAGATCAAAAATCTTATGACGTTTCATTTAATGATAATTCTTGGCAACCAGCCAACATTAAAGTCTCAAAGGTATCTATCTTTAAATTGAATCCATACACTTCAGATGATGACTCAAATACTAAAGCTGAGGGCTATATTATCATTCATATGAGTGTCGCAGCTAACAGAGACATTACGACTTATCCTGATCAAGGTACCTTAGTAACAAACGACGGACAACAAGTAGATGCTGTTCTTGATACCGTTAAAGGGTACAAAGAAAATTGGGCGGGAGAAATCTCCAAAGGTGTTACAAAACAAGGTGATATCCTCTTCCCTATTGAAAAGCTAAGTAAGATTAGTGATATGAAGACATTACGTCTTAAATTTGATGCTTACTATGATACAGACAATTATGAAGATGAAAATGCTCAACATGATTACGACATAACTTTAAATTTAAATTAATAAATGGCCGGCAACGGCTTTTTATTTTAGACAGTTCCAAAAAAAACAAATTTTGGGGATTTAAAATACATTCAAGATATGAGGACAAAAAAACTATTTTGTAAGGGGTAAAATGATGTCACTTTCTGACTTATTCAAAACACAACAGTACAAAGAAACTATAGAAACACTTAAAAATGAAAACGCCGAACTCACAAATAGGAACAATGAACTTACTCAACAGGCCAATTTAAAATTAACTGCTAGTCAAATGAAACCGGCTGAATTAAATGAACTAATTAAAAAGAAACAAGATGAATTAAGCTCAAAAAAATCTGAACTTAGTAACATAGTGAAAACACATGAAAGCACATTGTCTAAATTAACCACCGAAGAGTCCAATTTACGTAATGAAATTTCGAATTTAACTTCACAAATATCATCACTGAAAAAGGAATTGGATGACACTGAAGATAAATTGAACATGCAGTCGTACGGACTCTATAAACCACGTTATGATTTTGCAAATTCTCTTGGATATAAGGCTCGTCTTGATGAGGTCCGTCAAACACAAAAAAGAATGATTCGTAGCTTTGAAGCATACTCTATTTTCACCCCAATGACCTTAAACAACTCAGAAGCAAAAGGCCGCTCAATGCAAAAGAAAAACGGAAAACAACTGATTAGAGCCTTTAATGGTGAATGCGAAGCTGCAATCAACAAAATAACTTATTCTAATATAGATCGTATAGAGAAACGTATACATAAATCCTACGACCAATTGAATAAACTAAATGATCCGAATGGAATTTCTATTGCGCCTGAATACTTGGACAGCAAGATAGATGAACTACATCTAGCATATGAATACTCTGAAAAGAAACAAGAGGAAAAAGAAGAATTACGTGAACAGCGTGAACGTGAACGAGAAGATAAAAAAGCACAAAAGCAAATCCAAGACGCTCAAAAGAAATTAAATAAAGAACTTGATCATTATAAAAAAGCACTCGTAGAACTTACTGCTAAATTATCGACTTTAGAGGGAAAAGAACGTGACGACGTTCAGCAAAGCATTGATGAACTAAATCAAAATATCTCTAAAGGTGAAGCAGAGAAAAATGATTTGGATTATCGACAAGAAAATGCCACGGCTGGTTATGTCTATATAATTTCAAATATCGGCTCTTTTGGACCAGATGTAGTAAAAATTGGCGTTACAAGGAGACTTGATCCTCAAGAACGGATTGATGAATTAGGATCCGCATCTGTTCCATTCAAATTTGATGTTCATGCATTTATATTCTCATATGATGCATATTCACTAGAAGCCGAATTACACCAACGTTTTAATGATAAACGTATCAACAAAGTTAATAATAGAAAAGAATATTTTCACGTATCAATTGATGAAATTGAAAAAGTCTTAGAAGAATATAAGGATTTGACGGTTGACTTTAATGAGATTCCAGAAGCAGTTGAATATAATCAATCATTGGCTTTGGAACATTAGGGTTTATATTTTATTAATTTATATAACACAAAAATAATTAACAGTAATTCTGGAATCTATTATTCACGATATGGGGGATATCAAGATGAAACGTATTATCACATCTGCTCTATTAATTGCTACTACCCTTTCGCTAACAGCATGTTCAAATAACAAGTCAGCCAGTTCTTCTGCTGAAAAAAAGGATAAGACTACCCTAGTTTCTAAGAAGAAAACTGACAAAAAGAAAAAGGCTTCTTCAACTAAGAAGAAGTCCCCTAAGAAATCTGATCAAAAAAAGGATAGTAACAATAATCAGCAAGCAACTGATCAGAATGACGCTCAACAAAATAACACCAATCAACAAGCTCAAAATCAGACTTCTAATCAATCTCAACAGGCTTCAGGCACAAATACCAATAACCAACAACAAACATCTCAAAACGATCAAAATACACAGCAACAACCAGCTCAAAATACACAGCAACAATCTAGTGGTATTTCTTATGATGAAAATACTTTGACAGGATTCGTTAATAAATATGGTGTCTCGCCTGCTTTATACAAAGAACAACATGGAATGTCAACATTGCAAGCACTTCAAAGTACGCCAGATGATATGAAAACATTTGGTGAACAACAGCTACAAACAGGTATGGAACAAGGGTATATCGATGAGAATGGCAATAGCACTGGTTCCAATGGATACGGACAATAAATTTCATAAGGGGGATTATATTATGAGCGATAATAGTGAACATAAAGAGATTATCTATTTAGACAATGTAGAAATGTCATCCACATTAGCACAATTAGATCATGGCTTAATGGAATCAATTCAAAGAGGAAATTCATCATCAAATACTGATGAAAGTTCAAAAAGTAAAAATGGTGATTTGGGTGCTAGTGCAGTACTAAAAGCTGAATTATCTGCAAGTCGGTCATCTTCAGAATCAAGAACTGAATCAGAACAAAAATTCGTTAACGTCGTTTTTAACGATTATCAACTTGATATGTTAATTGATGATTTAATTGAAAAGAAGATGATTGCCAGCGTAGAAAAAGCTGGTGCTGGTGAATTTGTTAAAATAAATTCTGACTTTGATTTCTTTGACTTCAATATTCTTGCTGGATTAAATCCACAGCTTTATGTAATATTCATGAAATTAACGCATCAATCCTCTGAGTCCATAAAAGATACAAAGATTGCTTTTAAAAACATTCAAACACTTGGTGAAATTTTTTCAAGCATAATGCCTAATACATACCTGATAAAAACAGATGGCTCTTTATCTATGCTAGAAAGAAATAATTTCAGAATGAATCAAGGCCAAATACAAATGTTATCTGGATCAAATAGAAAAATCACAATTATAGGTATAGTTGAAAATACTGCACTAACTAATGATCGTGGTATGGATAAATTTGCTAGTGGTGACTTAAGCAAAATCGGTGGTATAATGCCGAGTTTTGCTGATACTATGCTACAAAGTATAGGTATATTAAATAACGGCGATAAGCTAATTAAGCCCATCGCCGCATACTTATAACTTAGAAAACCACTTATCATTCTCCTTCTTCAATTTTTGATGGTTTTCATTCATTTCTTTTAATTCAGAATTTACTTTTTTATTAAACTTTTCTTCTTCACGAGATAAATTGTGATAATTATTAATTACTTCGTGTATCAACTTTTTCACTTTATTCATCTCCTAACGATATTTAATCTAAGTAAATAATACTTACCTTATTTCATTAAATCAAGATATTTGAAAAATATTAAGCCTTTCTTGGCTTTTTATTTTTAGTGTTAAAAGAACATATGTGCCCCATAAATTGACATTTTCTTCATATTCGTCAATAGAACTATAAAAAATATTCAAAACAAGACAAATCTTATAAAACAAGTTTACGAAAGAAAGGAAATTGTAATTATGGCAACAATTCATAAACGCAATGGAAAATGGGAATATCGTGTTTCCTATAAAGATCCTACTACTGGCAAATATAGAAATAAAACAAAGGGCGGGTTCGTAAGGAAAACAGAATGTGAGGAAGCCGCTAGGAAAATTGAATTACAAAAATCAAATCATGCTAACTTAGCAAAGCAAGATATGCTCTTCTCTGACTACTTTAAAGAATGGGTAGAATTATATCGCATTAAGGGTAAATCACATTCTACGGTTAATAGATACTATTTTGCGATAGATGTAATCAAGAAATACTTTCCAAACATGAGACTAGTTGATGTTACTAAAGCAGACTATCAGCATTTTTTAAATGAGTTTGGCAAAACTCGCACAAAAGTAACCGTTAGCAAATACAACAGTTTTTTTAGATCAATGTGTGAAGATGCAATAGCTGAGCAATTAATCTATACAGACTTCACTAGAAATACAACCATTGTTGCCGGTAAAGAATCTAAAAGTCCCGATGAAAAATTTCTTGAACCTGATGATTACATAAAACTGATTGAAGTTGCTAAAATGCATACTTCTATTAATGACATATCTTCTGCCGAAGTATATTTAGTAACCCAAACTGGTATGAGATATGAGGAATGTGCGGGGCTTACTTGGAATGATATTAATTTTGATAAAAGAGTAATTCGTGTCAATAAAGCCATCGAAAATGATACCCGTAATCAAAAGGCCACTAAAACACCTGCTGGTGTTAGGTATGTTGATGTTAGTAGTGACTGCATTAATGTACTTAAAAAGCTCAAAATTGGTCAGGAAGAATACTTTAATAGAATTAATTACACTGATCCTTACAATTATGTTTTTAGAAGCAGACGTAAAGAAACTCCTACTTCTCAATCAGTCAATCAGCAATTAAAGAAATTGCTAAATGAAATCGGTGCAAGCAAAATAATTAATTTCCATGGAATTAGACATACTCACATATCCTACCTACTTGATCAAGGCTTTAATCTTAAATATGTATCAAGACGTGTTGGTCATAAAACAACCGCTACTACATTAAAATATTACACTCATATGTTCGATTCAACATCGCTTGAGCAAAGTAGTGATCTTAGAAAATTATTTAACGGCATTGAAGAAACTAATAATAATGATTAG